TTATGTTGGATTATTTCCTCTTTTAATAAGATTTTCTATTTGATGAACAAGCGCACTTTGGGCGGCCCACCAACGCAGTTCATCGTTTGTCGCATTTTGCCCCACAATACGTTCAATAGTTAAAAGACGTAAATGGGCCAAAACTTGTTTCCCGGACGCACTGTTAAATGTACGCGCATAATATTTTTCAATTTCGTTCATGATAAAAACCTTAGATTGACATTTCTTCACGTGCCATTTGTGCGATTGGGGCAATGTATTTTAATTCAGCATCACTGTGTAAAGATATTTTTTCTATTAATCCTCTGCGTGATAAAATTTGTAATCCGCGTTCACACAAAGGTCTGATAAATTCGTGAAGCAAGCGTCCATATGTTGCCCCCAAAATTCTTACCATATCAGAATTACGCGCTAATATTTCTGTGGCTGTCATTTCTTTATCAGACAAAAGGCCAAGTCTGTCTGCCAATAAAGTATGTCTTATTCTGTCGCGTAAATCACGCAAGACAATTTGTGAAACATCAAAATCTGCCCCACTGCTTAAAGGTGTTAAACCTGAACTTCCCACAGCCTTTGGTATAATCGCCCCAGGAGTAAGGTTTATATTAGACAGGTTGATAACACCATCGTCATCTGCCTGCCAAATACCGCTGACCGCGATAGTTGCGTTTTTCAAAACCAATTCTACAACTTTGTTTGCTGTTTTTATATCTGGCAAAGCACGCAATACTGGGCTGCGGCCGTATAATTCGCCACTGACCAGCGACCAACGAAAGATTATATATGGATTTGTTTCAAATGTTCCACGCGCCACAATATTATTTTCAAAATCACCACCGACATCTATCCATGCAGTAAAATCTTTACCAACCAAAGATTGAACCAATCTTATTGGTGTCTGTGGATTATTTTTTATTGTATCTTGCATGTGCTTTGGCATTGTTAATGTTGGATATTTTTCCATCAAATCACATGCCGGCAATGATGTAGTATGGAATACTGCCCCCGGCAATATCGCAATATCTTTCATCGGTATTGCTGTAAAGGAAAACGCAGAATCCGCACCGATTGGATTTTCAGCCATAAACAAACAGGCTGTTCCCAAAACGACCAAATCTGTATAGCACTGATGTATAGTCGTATAAAAATTAGAATCGTTCAAATGGGCGCGCAACATCTTGGTTGCTGTTTCTGCATCAGGCGATAAATCACTTTCACGAACAAGATTTATCCAAAGCGATTCTGGTGGTGTAAGCAGCGAATACATTGATGCCGCCAAATTATCAACCGCATCAGCAGCAGTCGCATCAAACAAAGTCGCAACATCTGTATCATCTGTGGGCAAAGTATAACGCATGGCTGTTTTCCATCTGGACAACCAAACTTCTCTTTCGTCCAGCGCACGTTTATATAATTGCATAAGATTTTTTTGCATTTTATTTCCTTTTTGTTTTTTGGTTATAAATTAAAGTTTGTATTTGCGTGAATAATTTGATTACGTTGATTGATTGCTCTTATCGGGCAAGGATTCATCGCCAATGCCCCAGCAAGCGCATCAAGTCCGTCATCATGTTCATTTGAACCCATCGGCGTCCAAGCAAGCATTTCTGACAACAACATTGTTTGTTTTACTTTTTCATGCATATAAAGACGCCCAGTGGTTAAAACTGGTTCGATAGCGTTTAAGATTCGTATTTCTTTTTTTGTGTGATTGGCAATTTGAACTATGTTTATTGGCATATGTTTTTTTATCGCAGTGTTTCGAATAATTTCTGGCAAAGCGTTCCCAATGCCATTTATTTCTATACCTATTCTGTTCAAACCGTATTTGCCCATAAAAGCCAAGACATTTTCACACTGATTTGCCAACGGATATAATTCATCATCCAAAACGCGTGTGTATAACATATCGTGAACAAACACAGTACTGTTTTTATCATCACGATAAACCAATGCACAAACACTGCCGTCTGATTTAGCGCGCCCTGATGAAGGATCCCAATACAAAGACACGCCTGATATTTCATGTTCACCTATGCGGGCAAAACGGCTGTCAAAATCTTCGCAATAAAAATTGATTGCGCCTGGATCAAGATGTGCGCGTTCAGTTGCGACATATTCCAACATCATTTGTGCTGAAAAATGTCTTGGGCCAACAATCATTTCCAGTTCATGTATTTTTTCCAAAGGAAAAAGTTCTGGCCATGTTGGATTTCCGGCACTATCAATTATTGGTATTTTCAAATGTTTATATCCACGCAAAAAAGGTGTTGAATTATCAAAATTTTCGTTTAATCTAATAGACATGGACTTTACCCCTAAAACCTTACCCGTTAATTTAGAAGCAGAACAGGCTGTGCTGGCCGCTGTACTGATGAACAACCGCGCATTGGAATCAGTGTCAGAGTTTTTATTGCCAGAACATTTTTCGCATCCTGCGCACCAAGAAATTTACAAGTTGGCATTACGTCAATTTGCTATTGGGATTCCATTTGACATCATCACTGCCAAAACATATCTTGAACAACAGGGTTCACTTGAATCTGTTGGTGGCACTGCATATTTATCCCAGTTGGTTTCCGCTGGCTCTACGGTCGTTAATGTTGAACATTATGGGCGCATCGTTTTCGATAATGCCCGTCGTCGTGATTTAATCGGTCTTGGGCAAAGTATTATCGATGATGCATATACCGAAGATTTGGACAAACCTGTAAGCACCCAGATAGAAGCGGCAGAACAAAAGTTATTTAATTTGGCGTCCACAGGTCAATCCGAACGCAACATTGTCACATTGGGCGACGCGTTAAAAAGCGCTTTGATAGAAGCGGAAACCGCATACAAGGCAGACGGCAAATTATCTGGGTTAACCACTGGATTGGACGATTTGGATAAATCTATCAGCGGATTACACCATTCTGATTTAATAATCCTTGCTGGACGTCCTGCGATGGGTAAAACCACATTGGCATTGAACATCGCTTTTAATGCCGCAAACGCTATTTTGAACGGTCGCGCAAATTCTAATTACAAGGGCGCAGTCGCGTTTTTCAGTCTTGAAATGTCATATCCACAGTTGGCGGCACGTATATTGTCATCACAATCAAAAATTCCATCTTCCCGTATGCGCGAAGGCAGCAATTTGACCGACGAAGATTTTATGAAGATGTCACAATATACTGACGCTTTGTCCAAAGTACCTATTGTTATTGATGACACTTCCGAAGTTTCTGTTCCTGCGATAAAAACACGCGCACGTCGTATCGCACGACAATTCGGCGGAATTGCTTTGATTGTAATTGACTATCTTCAGTTGATGACTTCACCTGGTGGCAAACGTAATGACAACCGCGTTCAAGAATTATCTGAAATCACACGTGGCCTGAAAATATTGGCCAAGGAATTAGATGTTCCTGTGATTGCGTTGTCCCAGTTATCACGTAAGGTCGAGGATCGTGATGATAAACGCCCAATCTTGTCAGACTTACGTGAATCAGGTTCTATTGAACAGGACGCGGATATTGTTATGTTCACGTACCGTGAAGAATATTATCTTGAAGGGCATTCGCCGGATCAACGTTTGTCTGGTGTATCATCTGAAAATGTTTTACAAAACTGGCAACGTCGTTTGGAACAGGCGCGCAACAAGGCTGATGTTATCGTTGCGAAAAACCGTCATGGTAAACCTGAAACAGTCCACCTTAGTTTCAATGGCGAGTATTCATTGTTTGATAACCTTAATCGTTTTTCATCACAACAACCTGATGACCAGGGATTTGACACCCAATACGCACAACCAGCAGACACAAATAATCCAAGCGTTGTTGATATAAATGATATTCCTGACGACATCATTTAAATTTTCCTTGCGTACTTTGTAAAAATTCACTATTATTTTGTCAACATGTATCAAGGAGTCTAACAATGGCACAAGAAGAAATCATTTTTCCAAACAACATAAGAAATATTCGCGCCGCCAAAGGGATGAAAATGACCGAATTGGCAAAACGCGCTAATTTGTCTTTATCTGCTGTTTCTAAAATTGAAAAAGGTGTTAGACGCCTTAATCAAAAACAACTATTAAATGTTTGTAATATATTGGGCTGTAAATTGTCCGACATATTTATTCATGAATCAGACGCTATGGCCCAAAATTGGCAGAAAGAAATCAAACGCCGTTTAACTGATAACGAAGGCAGTGGGTTAAAGGTATTTGGTTCCGGGTTGCGTAAAATCCGTCAACGCTCTGAAAAAACAATCGCTGACGCTGCGCATGCCGCAAATATGACTTTGTCTGTTTATCATAAGATAGAGGTTGGACAACGCGAAGTTTATGAAAACGAAATCGACGTTTTGGCCAAGGCTTTTGGTTATACAGCATCACAACTGTTTGATGAAATCGCAAAGTTGTACAGCGATGGTGAATTAACAAAACAAATTAACAAAGTAACCGAACGCGTTAAATCTGTTCTTGAACCTGGCAACCCAAGTTCCGGATTGGACATGCATGGCGGTTTATATGGCGCACAATTATATGACAACGCCCGTAAAAAGTTGGTTCCTGTATTCGGTAGCCCAAGCGGCAAAGGCATCAAATTGAAAAAATCTGATGAAACAATGATTGTTGCACCGTCTGCTTTGGAAGGACGCAGTGGAATTTATGCTATCGTACCAAATTCCAAACGTTCTGGCGGGTTCATACCTGAATCAGCCTATGTTTTTGCTGATGCCAATATCAAACCAAATGTTGGCGATTTGGCTGTGTGTATAAACGCCGACTTTGCCAAGATGAAAACGGATGAGATCGCTGATGCTCAAATTGCTGTTGTCCGTCAAGACACACATGGCAAAGTTTACGGGCACATATCCAATCCAGAAGAAAAGATTAACGCAAAAACAATGCATAAAATTGTTATGATTGTTATGCAATAATTACCTAACCCGCGGAGAGAGAAGCCATGCCACAACAAGCACACATTATCGCCCAACGTTTATTAAATCTTTATCGTCAAGAACATGTTATTGATGGCGGATGGGCCGCTGTGAACAAGGTCTTTTTGGCAGAATCTAATGATGAACAAGTTATCACAGAATTGGAAAATATGCCAACTGGTAAAAAGTTGGTTGCCCATATAAATAACCTGCGCTCTAAAAAAACACCTATGAATTCCATAGACAAAGACTTATTACCTTATGGCGGTTTGATGTCCGGGGTTGAAGTCAACATTTCGCTTAGCGAAAGTGAACTTAACGAATTGCGTGATACATTAAATAAATTCCAACCGACTCTTGAAGACCTGAATTCTATAAAACATATGCCTTTGGTTCAAAAGTTCGGTAATGACTGGGCCCAAGATATTAAGGCTGCGATTGTATCTGACGCTGACCTTTCGGCAAAATGGCGTGTTGTCATACAAACTGACAAGGCGTACATGATCTGGGATTCCGCACACGAATTATTATCAGAAACATTAACAGAACGCAATCGCGCCCAAATCCAGGCAGATATGCCTGAATACGAAACATATCTACCTATGTTCGGGGATTCAGGCAAAGAAATGCTGTCTAGATTGCGCACATTTATGTCTTCATTATCTTAAAAGGTGTTATTCCGTCTTGTATATTGTGTCTTTGGTATGCGGTGTGCCGATGTATATCATCGCGCCTTTGGGGGATAAGATAAAATCCAGTTCCCGCAATCTTTCACGAAGTTTCATTCTTTTTTGATATGTATCGCATGTGTTTGGTACTTCGACGTCATCACAAATTATCAAATCAGAACGCATACCTGTTATATTACCAGTTATACCCTGGCATATCACAGATGGTTCGCGAATCCCCACAGGACGTTTGATTGTAATTTTATGGCTGCCCCACTCTTTTTTTACATCTGGGACGATATCACAGCACCACGGATGATTTTCCAATATGTTTTTTATATGCGACACCATCCGCGAAGCCAACCCAGATTCAGCAGACAATATTAATATCCTTGTATTTGGATTATTGTACAAAACACATGCCGCAAAGACCCCAACTACCGTAGATTTTCCAGAATGCCTGAACGCATTCAAAAGCCCGCGTCGCGGTTCATCATTAAAAACATCGACCAAAAACTTCATTATTTTTTGATGATGCGGCGGGGTTTGAAAACCTATCAATTTATTCCATTCATCTAAAAAACTGAACGCCGCACCAATCGTAATTGTGTTCATTGCTTTGTTCCATCACATAAAACCTTAGCCTGCTATTTTATCTATTTTGGACAGCCATGTTTTTACAATATTTGGTTTTTTAACCTGTAATTTCCTGATTTCTTCAAGATTTTTTTCTTTCTTTTCTTCATATGGCTGTGCAGTTTCAGCGCGCAATCTTTTTAATACGGCATCTTGTGATAAGCCTTTGGCACTATTACCAGTTGCGCCATATTTTGCGCGTTGTTCTGATAAAACTTTCTTTATCAGGTTTGTTTTTGTGGCTTCATCTGCTGCGATTTGTGCCAAGATTTTTTGGCGCTGATTTTCAGCAGTTTTTTTATCGTTTTTATAATCTAATACTTTTGTCACATCTGATACTAATTGTCCCATTAAAATCTCCTATGTTTTTTTAGATTAAATATCTTCCCTCTGTTGTCACAGACAAAATTGTGGCCGGCAATTGTTCATTGCTTGATATTGTCCACAAAGGCTCTATGGTATCGCGCTGCGTTCCTAATAAGTTCATTGATAAATCCCCGGTATAACCTGGATTACCGTCGGCATAGGCATAGTTAAGTATTTCCATCCGGCAATTATTCACAAACAAAGTTTTCGTATTCATTACGCGCAAAGATATTTTCCGCAAACGAATATTCTTTGGTGCGTGTCCACTGACTATCATCGGCAAAGCAGATATCTTGTATGAAAAATTGTATTGCCCTGAATCATCAAGACATGATTCATCAAACTTTTCAAGATATGAAGTATTGCCGCGTTTTACTATTACATATGTTATGTTGTTCATAACAGCCACATATTTGAAAAGCCCGTCTGTTGTGTACTTTGCCCAAGCGGCGACATCTGTATTCGTATATTGATTTAATACAGCCATATATCCATCATCCATAACAACAAACAACTGATGCGTGTACTGATTATAAGCCATACTTACCGGATTTTTCATTAAATGCTTTGACATCGTACACAAATCGGTTGCGTTATATTTATCGCTTAATGCATCCAAATCCAGTTCACGAATATCTTTACCTGCGGCTGACACAAACACAGTACTGCCATCAATTTGTTGTGTTGGTAAAAACCTGTTCGATATACTACCAACAGAAGTATGCTGTTTTATATCAACATTAGATGGGGTTAACGGTGAATTTGATATTGCCCATTCCCCGACAGATGTTAATATCTGTAATGAATAACTGCTGACAATCGTACATATTTGATGATGTTGGGCAGATAATAACGTTGCGTAAATCGCTTCGTCTTCCAGACCTGTACCGACATCAAAATTATTGTATTCGCCAACTTTGGACATCCATATATAATTCGGCGCAGATGGTGTTCCACCGAAAATCAATCTGTTTTGATGGAAAGACACAGAAATTGGCCAACCGCGCATATCACCAAAAGCGGCTTCATACCAATCTGTTATCGGGTCATTTGGCAAGGTGAAATTGCCATTTGTTGAAACAGTCGCGCTGCGAGCTGTTTGTACTGATTCAACAAGCCATTGTTTATTATTGACCAACAGCCTGACCCCAACCCAATTATTATTCCATAAATCAGCATTAGTAGTAAATGTAGCATGATTGCTATCTATGTTTGTGATAGTAATCGCTATGTTCTTTGTATCATCAAATCGCATAAAAGGTATATTCAAACTTACATCTGCGTTCATATAAAAACTGAAACTTTTTATATTAAAACCAGAGGTTGTTTTCGAAAATATTTTTGGCGTATAATTTGGATGAACAAAAAATATTTGATTAAAACGTTGCGCATATTGTAATTTAGATAAATCTGACGCGTGCCACGGACCAACAAGAGTAGTTAATTTTGTATCGTTTTGAAAAACATCTATGGAACTTTCGTAAATTACCAATAAATATTTTTCTGATTCGCTGATTACAAAAGGAATCAATATAGAATTATTTTCAATACTTTTTACCTTTTTTAATCCAGGCCTGCGTTTCAATCCCCCGGATTGAATGACATCCATATTTTCTAAAATCGCCACACCAGAATCGTTATTTATGGCATAAAATTCTGGTGCTATTTCACCTTTGGAAAAGGAATATTGTGTTTTAAGAAAGTTTCCCATCATATAATCCTTTGGTTAAAATCTGGAATTAATCAAAGAAAAATCTTCTATATTTGATTGGCGCGACACGGTACTATCCACAAATTTCGCAGACTGATATTCTGATTCATAAAGTGCGGTTAACATACGAAACACGTTCGCGTCACCCAACAAAGGTATACAAAATTCTACTGCCAATTTTGCTGCGACCAATATCGCAAAATATCCCGGAAAATCTTCTGTATCTTTTTTAACAATTGCTGAAATTTCCAATGTATCACCTGATGTGATAATTTTATTACCATTGACTTTACCTTCGCATTTAATGATACGCAAAACATTCGAAGGAATAACGAAATCCCCATCTGTATTTCTTTGAAGTGTCAAAACTTCCGTAGCAAAATGCCATGGAAACATAGCCAACAAACTGGACACAGTTGGTTCAAACAAAGTTTGTGCTAATTGCGCCGCTGCTGTATCTTCTTGAAAAGATTGTATTGGTTTTTCGCCAAGTTTTAACAAGGCCATTGAACATAAATCTATTTTTGTAAACATATTCACACCCACTTGATTAAAAAACGGGCCGCTTTCACGACCCGTTATAAAAACAAAACAATATTATGATAACGCACCAACAGTGACAACACCTTCGGATATAGTTATCGCTTTGATTGTTGCGCCATTGGAACCATTAATCAAAATAATATCACCTGTATTCATCAATGTTTTAACACTGGAAAAATAGCCAGATGCTGTTATTGTTGCCAAAGTTGCGCTTTCTTTATAATGCCACAAAGTAAATCCGTTTGCATAAGCAATTACAGATAAATTTTTGTTTTGAAAAGCCATTTTATTTCCTTTTGGTTATTAATGTTTTTTTATGCGTCATCATCACATTTGATACGAACAATGCCTTCGGCATCAATCAAAACAGCACCTTGGGACATGCTGTTGCTGATAAAGTGGGCCGCACGTTCACCATGCCATGTGATATCTGTTTTGACTTCTTGACCACAAGCATGACCAATACTTGAAGCATGATACATAAAGCAATCACGATCATCTGTGTTGGCAAGTGGCAAAGAATTACACAAAATCCAATTAACACCCAACCATTTTCTTGATTCGCAACCATCCACCAAAGGTGTGGCATTTCCAACATAATCAGCAGATACGAATTCAGAAATCTTTAACAATTCGTTCCATTGATGAACACCAACAACAGCGAATCTGCGGCCATCATCTGGAACATCGTTTGTATTCAAAAGTTCCAAAGCCGACATAATCAAAGTCTTGGTCAAACCAGTAGAATAATCACCAACATATTGTGTTGCGTTATTCATTGCGCCGATGATTAATTCATCTGTTTTGCGACCCAACGCATATGCGCCAGCAGAAGCAACCACACGACGTTCATCAACATTTGTTTTCAATTCATCCAACGCATCAACCCAATCACCCGCATAGTAATCTTGCAAAGTGCATTCAACTGGTGTGTGATTAAGATTCATAACCGGCACAATACCATGACGTGATTTTGTGCTGGCAATACCTTTACCAACTTTTTGGAAAGTTGTAGAAGCACCCACAACACCAGATTTACTGCGAATTGTAGAGCGCAATTTTGTGCCCATTTGCTGATAAGCCAAATGAACATCTGCTTCAAATTGTTTTATAAACACTTGATCTACAGACATAGACAT